CGCAGTACAACACAGCCGCCCGCCGCTATCGGCAGGCGTAGACGCAAACGCAACGAAGTACAGAAACGCAGACTGGGAGAGATCAACTGGACGGGTTGGGAGCTACCCAATCACCTACCCGATCGGAATCGAACCGACAGCCTCCGGGCGCTACCCGACACTCTACCGTTGAGCTACGGAGTGAGCCACTACGCGCATGGCCCCGTCCAGTTGATCTCTCCTCATCCAACTACGGGGCCGAGACCCCGGATTTCTTCACGCGGCGGCGAGGTCGTTTCCCCTTGCCCGCCGGGGCTTTGGGGGACGGTACGCCTTCATGAACACGCGAAGCGCGTCAATGGTTTCCGGCTCCATCTTCCGGCCGCGCCTCACCTCGTAGACAAATCGCCGATCGCCCATGGCTTGCTCACCAAACAGAGCGGCCGACATCTCATGCCGCTCAAGGAACGCCTCAATCTCTTGAGCGGCCTCGGCGCGTAGCGCGTTGATCTGGTCTGCGATGGTCATGTCTGGCACCATAGTTGGGTTGCGCCCACCAGTCAAGGTATAGGGGCATCAGGGCTGTTGAAGACGAGTTATCCACAACAGTTGGGTGGTCCCTACGATTTTTGTTGACTGGTAGGGTTTAGCCCACTATGTTGCATGTCATCACCGGCCGCCCGGTGTAGCCGCCTCTGCAACCCCTGGAATGGTCCAGGAACAGGCGGCCGGTGAGTGGAGGCTCAACCATGTACTCGACAAGTTGGACGCTCGAAATTCCGGTTCTCGTCGGCGAGACCATCGTCGGCTACTGCGAGACAGATTGCACGCTGATGCTGGATGAAAGCTGCAATCTGCTCAAGATCGGGCTTCACCCGTGGCGCAAGGATGTCGCCAAGGAATGGATTTCTGCCGGCGCTGACGGCCAGCGCGGCATGATTTGGGACATGGCTGTTGCAGCAGTTGAGGCCGACCGCTGGCGCATTGCGGTTGAGGCCGGCATTCCGCCGGAGCCGCTGCCCGAGGAATACCGACCGATCAAGGGCGTCTACTCACATGGACGCTTGGTCGGGTGAGTTACCCGCGCCCCTGGCGACAGGGGCGGGGGAGGGGCCTGTCCAGCGCGTGAGCGACCGACTGCGGGGTAAGGTTGCAGTGATCGCTTGGACGGGCCCCGGTTTTAATAAGCGGGGTGTGTAATGGAGCGTAAACGTCGCAAGGTAGCGAAGAAGTATCTCGACATATGGGCCACCAATGCGGAGCTTGAGCGCAAGCTGCGCGACGCTAACCGGATCATTCGCGAGCTGCGTTGGGACAACCGGGCGCTACGTGTCCAAGTCTACTCACAGAAGGAATACGCCGATGCGCATACAGCTTATTTGCGTCGCGGCGCTCAAGGCAATGGGGGTGAGCGATGAGTGAGGTCACAGTCTACGATCCCAAAGTCGTCCCGCTCAAAGCAGGAGGCAAGGTCACTGCGATCATTCCTCAATCCGTTGAGGAGGTGTTTCGCATAGCCAAGGCCATCGCATCAAGCGGTCTTGCTCCGAATGGGATGAAGTCGGTGGAGCAGATCACGGTTGCCATTATGCACGGCGCCGAGATTGGTCTACCGCCGATGCAGGCAATCCAGCGCATTGCAGTGGTCAACGGCCGCCCGACGATCTGGGGCGATGCTATTCCTGCACTACTGCTATCGCGCGGGTTTCGGATTCGCGAGTGGGACAACGAGACCACGTCATATTGCGAGATCACGCGGCCGGACGGAACAAAGATAGAGCGGTCATTCTCGGACGCCGATGCGAAGGCTGCAGGGCTGCTAGGCAAGGCCGGGCCGTGGACTCAGTACAAACGTCGGATGCGCCAGATGCGCGCTCGTGGCTACGCAGCGCGCGACGGCGCCGCCGATGTGTTGGCTGGTCTGTATCTCAATGAGGAGATGTCCGACATAGACACGGCACCGAAGCGGAAGTCCAGCGCGGAATGCAAGCGCGACGGAACCGAAGTGCGGTTTAACCTGATCAGGCAACAGATCAGCGCGGCCACATCCACCGACGATCTGGACCGCATCGAGGCCGATCACGAGGCTGATATTGCCACGATGGCCGCTCGGTGGGCCGACATCGTCAACGATGAGATGAAGCATAGGCGGGAAATCCTGTCGGCGCCGACCGATCAGGCTAGCGTGCTGCGGGAGATCGAACGCGCACTGGCTGTGAAATCTGCTGAGGACGTTCGCGCTGAGTTTTCCACCGCGATCATGGCCATGGATGAGGACGGCCGCGCTGCCGCGCTCGACATGATCGACGCTACGGCAGCGGAGTAGCCGCCATGCACGACACCCCTTCCAACCTTCACCTAATCCGCCAGATGACCAAGCAGGGCCATCCGCCGGCAATCGTCATGCAGCGGTGCTGCGAGCATTTGGGCTGGCAAGGCCCTCATCCGACCATTCGGGAGATCGTGGCACGCATGGAATACTTTCAAGGATCACGGGCGGTCTCCTCCCAGCCCGTGGCGGTCCCGGCGTCTGCCATAGAGCCCCTTGGCGCCGGGACCGCATCAACCAAAAAAGGACGCAGCACATGAACCTCGACACCATGAACACCAAGCAACTGCGGTTGCTCAAACAGCGCATCGACGCCGTGATCGCGGACAAGCAGGCGCAGTACAAAGTTGAGCTGGCCGCACGGTTTCGCGCCATGGCCGCAGATGCGGGGATGTCTCTTGCCGACATCATCGGCAAGCCGGTCAAGGGTGGCAAGCTCGCGCCGAAGTGGCGGGACAAGACGACTGGCGTTCAGTGGTCTGGCAAGGGACGCATGCCGAACAAGTTCGACAAGAAACGGGCGGAGCGGATCGGATGAGCATATCAGAACGAGCCCGCGCCGGCATCGTGCGCGACATGCCAGAGCAAGAGCGGCCGATCAGTGAGGAGTATAGGCTCGTCGCCAAGGCTTGGGTTGATGCCGACGCGGCGGCCTCGCTCCTTGAGGAAACCAAGACTGCCTTATTGTCAAAGCTCATGCTCGATCAAGGCGAGATGCCGGTGAGCAAGGCAGAGATGAACGCAAAGGCGTCGGCGCAATGGGTTGAGTATATCGACGCCATGGTAACCGCCAGGGCTGAGGCCAACCTGCGCCGCGTGCAGATGAAATACGTCGAAATGCGTTACGGCGAATGGCAATCGAAAGACGCCAACGCGCGGAAAGAACGGCACATGGGGAGGCAAGCCACATAGCAGGCGAGGAGGGGAATGGAGAGGCACGGATGGGATTGGAGCGAAGCCGAATGGCCAGGATTGGCTGGCACCTAGGCGGGATCGGTTAGGTATGGACAGCAATGGCTCGGTGAGCATGGGAACGGCGGGGAGTGGCAGGATAGGAACGCACTGGTAAGGATTGCAAGGGAGAGGAGAGGCAGGCGTGGATGGGTAGGGCACGGATAGGACGAGACCGGATAGGCAGGCGCGGTTAGGCTGGGCCTGGCAGGGATTGCAAAAGATTAGAGAGGCAGAAGCACATGCAAAAGGCAGTAGAGAAGGTAATGCCGGAAAAGCAGAACAAGATCACCGCGATTAGCGCACCGCGCTTCGCCATGCTGAAGGTGCCAATCAAGAATGCGCCCGGTGCGCCGCTGGTAATCCACGCATTCAGCGCCAAATCGCGGCAGATCATGCGCGAGGCTCAGGAGGCGGGCTCGGTCGGCAAAAAGAAGAAGCAGCGCGACCCGAAGGATTTTGACGCGGTGTATCAGGGCGCGCGGTACATCAGCCGAGACGGATGGGACGGCGCGAGCGCCGCGACCTTCCGAAACGCGATGATCTCAGCATGCCGGCTTGTCGGCTTCAAGATGACCATCGGGAAGATGTCGGTATTTATCGAGGCGGACGGCGTGAGCGCGACCGATGGCACACCGCTTGTGCGCATCCACGGCGAGCCGCAGCCTTTCGAGGCGACGGTAAGAAATCAAACGGGTGTCACTGATATCCGCGTGCGCCCGCGCTGGGATGAGTGGAGTGCCAATCTGCGCATTCGCTACGACCGCGAGCAGTTCAGCGACGAGGACGTGGTCAATCTACTCGTTCGGGCCGGCTCTCAGGTTGGCATCGGCGAAGGGCGGCCCGATAGCAAGATGTCATTCGGCATGGGCTGGGGTTTGTTCGAGATCGACATAGAAAAGGGCATTGAGTTGACGGAAATTCCAGCGCCTAAGATCGAGTTTATCCGTAGGTAGGGATGGGTGTGGACAGGCGGGGATTGGATCGCAGGTAAGGATCGGATCGGCATGGAAGGGCATGGCGCGGATCGGCAGGAAGGGACGGGAAGGGCAAGGCCCGGCGTGGATCGGAGGGGAATAGCAGTCGCGGACAGGATGGGCGGCGCTCGCAAGGGCGCGGATCGCAACGGCTTGGCGAGGAAAGGCAGGAAGGGCCAGGCACGGCCAGGTATGCAGGGGACTGGCGGGGATCGGCAGGATAGGAGCGGATCGGCAGGGAACGGATAGGAGGGGATCGGCAGGAACGGCTAGGCGCGCAAAGGTAGGATCGGACGGGACAGGAAAGGCACGACATTATGACCAAAAAGTCTGAGCTAGACAAGATCATCAAGGACGCTGGCGGACCTATCACGGCTGAGCAAGTCGTGCAGGCGGCCCGCAACAAGTCGGAGTTTCCAGCGCTTCACCAACATCTGTGGGAGGTGCCGGAGCGCGAGCTTGCGAACGAGGCACGGCTTGCGCGCGCACACAAGCTTATCATCGCGCTTCGCGTCGTGTCCGCGTCGGGCTCGATCACGCGCATGATGGTGCACACATTGGGCACCAAGGGCTATCAGCCTGCGGAGCACGTGGCGGCCAACATCGACCTTGCCTCGATCAAGCTCAAGCAACTCTCTGCCGACGTAGGCCGAGCACGGGAGCGGCTTCGAGGGTTTCGATCGATGATCGCGGACGACCTGTCTGACGAGATCGACGAGGCATTGGAGCGCGCCACGTCGGCTATCGACCGGGCGACGGCTAGGGATGCAGCTGCATGACCGGCTCGAGCTTCACCCACGCCCCGCGCGGCAGCATGAGCCCTCAGCGCGCTCTTCGGATATTCCAGTCCAGGGGAGGCGTGTGTTACTGCCCGGCCAATGACATTGACCGCGAACACTACGGGTGCAAGCGCAAGCTGACGCCAGCAGATAAATGGCGGGTCGAGCACGGCATTGCGCTCGAAAACGGCGGCACTGACGATGATTCCGGGCTCTACATTCTTTGCGAATGGTGCTGGCCCGAAAAGGACGGCGACGACCATTCGCAAGCTGGTCATGGGCGGAGAATGGCCGTGCGCGTTTTCGTTCCGAAAGAATATCGGACGAAGCGAGGCTTCCGATACTGATCCTATTCCGTTTCCAGTTCGCGGGCCGTTTTCTCATCGCCGATGTTGCGCGCCAGCTCGGCCATGCTCTCGTTTACCCGCGTCATGCGCTCGACGTTGCATGTGTAGCACCACGCACCCCAGGACGACTTAGTACACCGCTTGCGGCAGCCGCGACACGTGTACGTGAGCCGGCCGCAATAGCTCGGGTGATCGGCGTCTCGCCACGTCCGGTGTTTTGGCATCCCAATCTCCTTCTACTTTTTCCTAGTTGCTATCCGCAGCTCGTTCACTGCGTCGATGAGTTGCCGGTGAGCGCGCTCAACAGACGCGATCGTAGTTTCAAGATCATTGATGACCGACACCTCCTGCCCACGCTGCCACGCAAGTGCGCGGGCGACCTGAGCCGAGCAAGCGGCGATGTTGCCCGCAGCAGTCGCGACTAGGTGGCGCGCGTCGAGAATGTCGCCGGTCCTGTCCTCGGCTATGTCGGCTTCAGCCACTCTTTGTCTTTCGCTGCCTTGGAATGGTAGTGTCTCAGTTTGAATTTATGATAGTCGCTTCTTCAGGTGCCCCGATACAACTCCAACAATAATTCCACCGGTCAAGAAGCTTTGCAGTTTTGTCTGTTGCTCGGACTTCAGAAAATGCCATGTGTCGGGCGCAATCAAATGCCAAATCCACGTCCCAGCAGCCAGCAGCAGAGCGAATGCTGCGAGCCAGAGGTAGATCAGAGATATCGTTTCGAAGTGGTCTTTGAAAGTTTGCGATCTATCGTGGTCTTTCTGCTCGGCTTCTTTCTTCAACTCTCGCGCAGTCTTGCCACGCGAGAGTTGAACTGCTTCTTGAGTTCCAGAATCACTTGCCTCTGCTAACGCTGGATCAAGGATCTTGTCATCCTCGGCGGTTGGCCCAGGAACTACAATCTGTCTAGGTTCAGCGCCGTCTACACTCATGGCTGACGGCCGCTCCTAGCGGTCGCCATGCGCGCATAGTGATCTTCGATAACGTCGTTGGGTATCACCACTCCGAACAATCCCGGCCGATAAGTAATATCCCAAGGCGATCCAGGAAGATGCGTCAGTCTTGAGAGTGCTGGGCCAGAGTGTGCCCCATACTTGTCGTACACTTGGTCTACTATGCTTGCCTCAGAAGCGGCGAGATGCTCGTTCGCATCCGCTCCCCTCAATGGCCCTTCCACAGGATTGCTCTTGAAGTGACGCATCGCACCATAAAGCCTAGGAATAACAGGACCGTATTCCCATGCCTGCACTTCGTCTTTGATGAGCGGACGACCGAGCAAGCCGAGTGTCCATCCGTGCGCAATGTAGACAAGCTTAAGGACCTGCATCGGGGTGAGGGCATCGTTGTTCGCCCGTGCCCGATCGAGAAGGTGGTTAGCGACTATGATGCTGTCGTACATCGTGCCTGCCTCCTTCCTGCATAGTTACAACCGCTCAACACAAATTGGCCGGCACCGATACCGGAACCAGCCTCCCATTATATATGTTCTTTTTTGGTTCCGATCAAGCCCCTTCGCGGCTTACATCCTCTTCTTGTAATTCTTTGGCCGGTTCGGCTTGTCGGCCGCCGCATCGATCAGGGCCACGATGTCTTCCATCGACATGAGATTGTCAGTCAGGCCAGCGGCCATCGCAGGCGTCACCTTCAGCGTCTTGTGGATGCGCACCCAGTTGTAGAACACGAAATAGAGCGAGATCGCGTAGATGTGGCTCTCCAGCTTCTTGGAGAAGCCGTTCGTCAGTCGCGTGAACCGCCGCATGCTCATGCGCATCGTCAGGTTCTGCCGCTCAACGAATGACGTGCTGATGTGCTTCGGGTCCGGCTTGCCCTCGATCTCCGTCTTGCTGATGCCGGTGCACTCGGCCGGGCTATAACGGCCCTTGGCACTCTCCGGGCTGGCGCCGTAGAGCTTCACGAGCTGGGCATAGTCCACGTCCGCGCCAAACGCGCCCTCGACCGCTTCGAGGTACGCCTTGAGGCCATCGCTGGTGAGTTGCACGCGGGTTGCCAGCCGTTCGGCAAGGCCGTTGATGAAGTAGCCAGCCGTCTCGCCGTCGCGGTCACCCACGTACCATTGCACGATCAGCTTGCTGTCGGCATCGATCGCGGTCCAGGTCCACGTGTCGCCAGCGCCCTCGACGGGCTTCTTCATGCTGGGCACGTTCTTCTGCTTGGCGGCCGTGAACGACCAGATTTCATCGACCTGCACCCGCTTGGCCTTCACGCCAACGACGTTCTCGTCATGGAAAGTCATGCAAACCTTGCCTGCATCCTCCAGCAGCTTGGCGACCGTGTTGATCGACACGTCGCACACACGGGAGATCGACCGCATGGACGATCCCTCGCAGAGCATCGAGAGGATTTGGACGCGGGTCTTGGTGGGGAGCTTGTTCATGGCTCCCTTATATGAACTTTTATGCTTAGCGTCAAGCACACGTGCCTCCATCGCCCAATGCTTGCACGAATCATTATGCAAGCATATGCTTGCATTTCCCAGTTGCAAGCACAGAGGTCGAGATGACAGGCAAAGATGAAAGCAAGGCCGCAGGGGGGCTTGCTCGCGCTGAGGCCCTATCGCCTGAACGCAGGAAAGAAATTGCCCAGAAGGCAGCGGCATCGAGATGGTTGGCCGATCTGCCGCAAGCTACCCACGTTGGAAACATCAAGGTTGGGCAGGCTGAAATCTCATGCGCAGTGCTCGAAGACGGTCGGCGCGTGCTCACTCAGAGTGACATGATGCGTGCTCTTGGTAGGGCGCGACAAGCCAAGGGGCGCGCGTACTACAGTGGTGACGTCAACTTGCCTGCGTTTCTCACCGCAAACAACCTTAAACCGTTTATTCCCAAAGAGTTAGAGGTGACGTCGAGTCAAATTGAATTCAAGCTGCCATCCGGGCAAAAGGCGTTTGGATATCTGGCCGAATTGCTGCCGGAGGTCTGCGAGGTCTATATTAAGGCGCGTAAAGAAGGCGCACTGGCCGCCAATCAAGAGCACGTTGCCGACCAGTGTGAGATACTTATAAGAGGGTTGGCCAAGCTTGGCATCGTCGGGCTCGTTGATGAGGCCACGGGCTATCAGTATGTTCGCGACAAACAAGCGCTGCAAAGCATGCTTGATGCCTACTTGCGGCATGAGCTTGCGGCCTGGGCAAAGCGGTTCCCAGACGAATTCTATCGACAGATATTCCGGCTCCGAGGGTGGGAGTGGAAAGGCATGAAGGTCAATCGGCCACAGATTGTAGCCCACTATACCAAGGATCTAGTGTACGAGCGCCTTGCGCCAGGCATTCTTACAGAACTCGAGAACCGCGTTCCGCGAGACGAGGACGGAAAGAAGAAAGGCAAGCTTCATCAGCTATTTACAGATGACGTCGGGCATCCCGCTCTAGCCCAGCATTTACATGCTGTAACGATGATGATGAAGGGGTCTCCGAGTTGGGACGCGTTCATCACAATGATGAACATCGCCTTGCCGAAGCGCGGCGCCAATCTAGAATTGGATCTGCGAGCGAAGGATTAGCGGCTATTCCATCTAGTCTTTGCTGCAGCCTTCGCGATTTCTGATCGCCTTTTCGCGCTCATCTTCTCTGCTCGCGCCTTACCTCCACGCCGCCCAAGGCTGACGGCCGCCTTGTCCTTGCCGTCGTCGGTCTTCTCGTCTTCTTCCTCGCCAGTGGCGATCTTCGCCACCTTGATGGCGTTGCCGATCACGTCGGCTGGGCGCTTCTCGCCCTTTGGGCCTTTAGGCATGTCGTTATTTTCTTTCGCCAGACACGTGCTCGCCAGTCGTCGTGACATGTGTCACCAGATGCTCTGTGAGGTCCTGCCAAGCCTCATCAACGATCGAATGTAGGCGACGACCTGCGGCGGCACTGTTCCATTCAACGGTAAGCCATCCCTTGTGATCGTGCATGCTGGCGATGCCGCTCGAAAACTCGTCCACTAGCTTTCGCGAGTCCGCCAGCGCCAACGCCTTTTGGTAGCATTCCAAAACGCGATCGAGGCGATGGGTCTCTCGATGACATCCAATCCTGATCCAAGTGTCACTGGATCGGTCCAAGCTCTTGGGCTCAATTTGCGCCACGGTTCATACTCCTGCTTTGCGCTAAGCATAGCATGAGTTGGGAGCCGCCAACACCCCTGTCAACTGCGATCAAATTTCAAACTGAGACACTACCCCAGCCGAGCTATTCGCCCTCTACACGATGGGCGAGAAGGAAGGCGCTGGCCTCACGAAGCGGGTCGACAAACGCTACTACGACTGCATGCAGGACGAGCCAGAAGACGTTGACGCAGACTAAAACGGAGTTCTCCGCTACCAGTGCATGACCACCCACCACGCCGTGCGCGCTAGCCCTATCAAGACTGCTGCGCCTGCTATCACTAGCAGCGTATGGCAAACCCGCACGCTCATCGGAGCGCCTTGAGAAAGGCCGCCAGCGTCTCGCCCATTTTTTCCGGTGACCAGTTGAGGACGATGCCACCCAAGATCGACAGGAACAGCAGCACCAGCCGCTGCGCCCATGATAGAGCCGTATCCACCTTCTCCGTGAGATGGTCGACTTTGCGATTGGTCTCTGAGACGTCGCTGGCGATCCGCCCAATCTGATATGATAGCCAGTCGCTCATCCATTGCCGCGCTCCCGCGCCGGGCAGATGGCCTCATAGGCCCGGTTGTGGCCGATGATCTGCCGCTTGGTCTCGTCGGTGTCGCGCTTGCTCATGGCGATCGTCTGGAACGCCTTGCACGAGCTGTCAGCAGTCCCGGCAAAATTTGTCGCGCAGCCTGTCAGCAGGAAGCTTGCTAGCGCTGCGACGAGCAGCATCGGCTTTTTTAGCATTCTCGTTGCTCTTTTGCTCGACGCGCGCACGCTCCTCGTTCACTGCCTTACTCTTGATCGACGCCACCCAGCCGAACACGGCACCGATGGCCACCACCACCACCGTGATCTGACCCGATAATGATCGGAGGAACATCATGGCTTGCGGCTCCACCACAGGTACGCCAGCACGCCCAATATGATCACCAGCGGGACGCCCCACAGAGCGAGATCAACGCCGGACAGGAGTTGTCCTGCATTGGCCTTTACGGCGACGGCTGTCGACGTAACCCCGGCAGGATCAGCCAGGAGCGCACCACCGCCGATGAGGCCAGTACCGCCCACAGCCGCAGCGCCGGGGGACACGGCGGGCGGCTCCTCCACTTTCTGTGCCATCGGCTCGGGCTCGGCATCCTCGGGCGGGGTAAGGAATAGCGCCTTCTCCGCAGCTCGCCGCCGCGCCAAGCCGCGCAACACCACCCGCTTACCGTTCACCGTCGCCTTGTTCCACATCTCGAATGCGGACGCCGCGCCTTCCGCGTCGCCACGGTTGAGCTTGCGGAGGATCGTTGACTTGCCCAGCGCACCGACGCCGCAGTTGTACGCGAAGCTCACCAGTGCGTCGAACTGATGCTGGTGAATTGGCACTGTCACAAGCCGCGTAACTGCTGCCTCGCACTCGGCCAGTTCTCGGCGCAAGCCTTCCACAGCCTGTTGCTTAGTCCAGGTCATCCCTGGCTTAATGCCCTTGGTGCAGCCCCATCCCAGCGTCCAGACACCAGCCGGGCAGCGATAGGCGATGCAGCCGCCGTCTTTCAGCGGACGAAGGTAGCCCTCAAATTCTCGGATCAGATCGAGCCCGCGCTCTGAGATGTTCATGCCGCCCCCTTCAACAGTCGCTTGTCGATCTCGATCGATTCAATAGCCGCAAGCCGCTGCTTGGCGTCGATCAACTCAAGATTGATCCTCGCCAGTTGGCTGGCCATCTCTGTGATAAGATCGGTAACTTCGGGAGGCAGCGTCTCGGCGCGAACTTCTGTCGTGTGCGTCGGGTGCCGTTTTTTCAAGTTTTCAACGACTTTCGCCGTCAGTTCATCATGTCCAGTGGCGATCATCGGTATAATCCGCAGGGATGGGTGATCGAGCCATCAACGCGAACGATTTGGCCCATAGGGGCTGCCTGAATGATGCCGACGCGATTTCGACCGCGCGCCATTCTGGCGCAGTCACGAGGCACGGGCCGGTGTCCGTAGCAATGGCAATCTGTGTCGCAAGGTCGCCGGAATCGATCAGCGCGCCGGCATAGGTCGATACCTCTGACCAGCCCTCAAGGTCGCGTTTTGTCGTGCCGATGTGATGCGTGCCGCGTGCGCCGCCGAAATTGTAATCAAACCCAAACGCTAGGCGTCGGTCGCGCTCATTCGCGACTTGTTCAACGGTCACGGGCGGCACGCTGCGCACGATGCGCACACGGTCCGCCTCGACAATCATTTGCTCCTTTGAGCCGCTGCCCTCGATCACCACCGGCAGCCACAACGCCGCCTTGTGCGGCGGAATGCTGGTCAGTTCTCGACGTTCTATCACCTGCTCGTTCTCAACCCGCGCAAAAAGTGCCATCAATCACCTCCTCTGATTTCACGCCACTCCAGCACGCGGCCATATGGCTCGACTCCAGGCTCGGTTTCCCAGCGCTGCCCGGTCCATTGAGCACGCACCCACGAGACGCCACCGCTGCGCACAAACCACTGAACTCTAATTTCTACCTCTCTACGATGGGGCGGCTCGCGCATCGTCAATTGCCCCAACTGGCACCAACAGCAACGCCGCGCGTGCCTGTCCCCGCCGTTCCTGTTGCCGTGTGCGGCGTCTCGGCTGCAACGAAAGTGCCGCTTGCAGCAGCTGCCGCGTTAGATGATGCTACGAATTGGTCCGAATTTTCGGTGAATCCGGTTGAGTATGTACTCCAGGCCGTGCCGTCGATTGAAACCGCGCTAATTATAGCAACGCCGTTCGCAGGGATGTTCATCGTGAACGAATAACTCCCGCTCGATAGAGCAGTGTCCGACCCTGTCGCATGCGCTGTGGAACTGTTGAGGTCTACCACTCGATATACAGCAATGGCGACGTTCTGGTTGCTACTCGACCAGTTCAAAACAAGGTCGCCCGTCGTGCCGGAGTCGACTTGAGCAATGATCAACCCGGCGATTGTCGTTGTGCCGGTGCCCTGAACGACAATTGTAGCGCTCACGCCTGCTATCGTTGCTGACGATAGCGTGCCAGACGATGCCGAATAGCACGAGAACGCGACAACGACGCGCCGCCCTGTCGCTGCGGCGCCGATTGATTGAGCGGAAAAGGTGTGGCTCGTCGCAGAGCTTGTCTGACTGTTGTTGCCTATATAGCTGAGCGACGGGTTGGCCGCTGACGATACGCCAGCCCCAAAACCAACCAGATTTGTCAATGTCAGCATGGCTCAAGCATCCGTGCTGGCGTTGGTGGTGATATAGAGATGGATGCCGATCAATCGAGCGTCGACGGCCAGCGTGTCAGAGCCGTTTGCCACCTCGCGCGTAATCTCGAAATATACGACATCCCCTTCTGCTGGTGTGCCTCCGATCGTGATGGCGCTGCTCTCTGCCGTGATGTGCATGTCGTTCGCGGTGAGTAGCGTATCCGTGACGATCTGTTGACCGGACACGGCTGTGTCCATCGCGTCGTCATCGGATAGCGCATAGCCAGCCAGGCCCCACGCGACGCCGCCCGAGCCAGATGCCGCCGTCCAGAACGCCTTGAAGGTCACGGTTGATTCATTCCAAGATTTGGGCATCGCGATCATGAACCCGACGCCCTCCTCGGTCGTGGTGTCGAAATCGAACGACCGCAACATGATGTCATTCGTCGCTAGCTCGGTCGTGCCGGAGGCCGCGCCGTTGGTTGTGCGCGCGGTCATGGCGGCTGCGGGAACCCAGATCGTCTGCTTGCCGGCCTTTTGCAAGACCGTGCCTTCGATCGACAAGTCGCCGGACGCCGCTGATAGCGTGTTAGCTGTCGCATGGCCTAGCTCGATCGTGCCCGTAGTCAGCGCTGCAGATGTGCCCAGCGAAACTGTCGTTGCGCCCGCTACAGTCAGAGACCCAGCGGCGTGCGTCAGCGTCACGTTGCCGTTGTTGAAGTTGACGACCGCGCCGGACGCCAGGAACAAATCCGACCACATGAGGGCCGACGTGCCGAGCGCTGCCCCGTCGCTCGACGTTGGAACGGCCGGGCGCGAAAACTCGATCGCGCCCGTTGATGTCGCGCCGAGCCGAATGGTGCCAGAACCCTTAGCGTCGAGTGACAACCCCTCGTCGGTGCCGGACGATATCGCCGCCAGTGCAACGCGAGCAGCGGCAGCCGCGCCCGTGATCTCGACGCCGGTTGCGACCAATGCCGTACTGGCATTGATTTTCAGAACGGGATTGGTCGCCCCGTTGGCGCCAACAGCCAAGGCGCTGGCGTTCGTTGACGTGGTCGTCTGCGTGCCGTTGGCGAGCGTACCAACGCCGGAGACATTATTGCTATCGTCGATGATGACGCCGGAATTTTGGATCAGCTTGCCAGTTGTCGCATCAAACCGTGCAACAGCGTTATCCGTCGTGCTGGCTGGTCCGACAACGTCGCCGGTTCCGCCTGCCGATACCCATGACGGATTGGCAGCCGCGCCATTGGTTCTCAAAAGCTGTCCGTTTACACCAGGAGCCAGGGCACTCCATTGGCTCCCATCACGGTAAAGGATAGCGCCCTGCGTGGTGCTGATGCCCTCCGCCAAGGCGCGGAACCCGCCTGCCGCCGTGCTCGCCCCGGTGCCGCCGTCAGCAATAGGAACATCTGTTCCGCCCGCACGATAGACCGCGTTGCCTTCTATCGTGATGTCGCCCGCACCGGAGCGTGCAAGCGTCGTGTCGCTGGCGTGACCAAGCTCGACTGTCGTGGCTGACAGCGCAGCAATACCCGACACGTTCGCGCTGTCATCAACCGTCACGCCGGACGCTTGCACGCCCTTTCCGGTTCCGTCCGATCGGATTAGCCGGTTGTCCGTTGCAAAGGCTGATGCCGCCGTTACATCGCCCGTCCCGCTGACTGCTGCCCACCGCACGCCGGTTGCTTCTGCGCTGTCTGCCACCAGCACAGTCCCGTCCGCTCCAACGGTCAGGATCGTCGCGGTGTCGTTGCCCGTCGCAACCGCGAGGTCGCCCTTGGCCTGCCACGTCGTATCGGTTGCGAGTTGAGCGCTGTCGCCCTTGTCCCCCTTGGGCACAAACAAAACCGCAAGCTGATCGTTCGCGACGAACGTGCCACCCGACGCCACATGCGTCAGTGTAAATTTATCGTAGGCCCCGCCATCGGTCATTGTGCCGCTGATCGTGAACGCCGCGAACGTCAACAGCGAGCCGACCTTGTAGATGTACAGCGTGCCCTTGATGGTGCTGGTGCTGTCATCCCATAGCGCGAGTACCGGCCCCATGCCTGCGCCGGCCGCGTCCGTCTCACTGATGTAAAGCTGTGTTGCGCTCGCGACCGTAGCATTGTTGAGCGCCAGCTTGCCGCTGCCCGGATTGGTGTCCGTCGTACCCGTTGACCACTGGTAAAGCAGGCCGTTGACGCCGGTCGTTGCAGCGCTGGCCGTTGCCGGCAGCGCCAGGATGATCCAGTTTTGCACGATGCCCGGCGGGACATTTGAGAACGCCGTACCGGAACCCGTCGCGCCGGTCGTCCCCGATACGGTATGAGTGTGAGCCCCCGCCGTCGATGTCGTGAATTGACTACCGGCAGCAATCGACGCCGATACGCCACCGGCAGCGTTCAACGGGTTGTTGAGGCCATACGTATGAGAGTGATCGCCGTTAGAGCTAGTCGTGGCTGAAAACGAATGTGTATGACTAGGGATGTTGCCCTCAGTCAGGGTCGTAGATTGTGCGCCGCCCGTCGCGCCTAGCGTCGTGCCGTCTGGGCCAAAAGACGACGTAAGCCGCGACGCTGCCGAGCCGCCCATGTCGTCCTTGCCGAAGGGGACGCGACCGCGATAATCGGGAACGTTGAATGTCGTCGATCCGTCGCCGGAGCCATACGTCGTGCCATAGACCGCGAACAGCTCGACATAGGTGGTCCGGCTCACAGCCTGCCCGTAAGCGAGCAGCCACCCTGTCGGCGCCGTCGATGTCGGCCATGGGATGATGCCGCCGACCGGGAATACGCGCGCAGTCATGTCCGCCGACGTGCCGGATGCACGATCGCCGACCACTTGGAAGTCCGCCGTGGCCGATCGATAAACGACTTGAAGCTTCTGGCCTGATACGATGTCGCCAGATGCCAGAGCGCTGCCGTTGCTCGACACGATAGGCCGCGCACCGAGGCCGCTGACGTTCAGCGTGGCGGCTCCGGTGATTGAGTGATTGGCCGTGAACCCAATAGTCAGACCATCAGCAAGCGAGGCAATGGTGCGGTTCGGCGTGACCGCAAAGGCGTTGCTCGAGCCCGTCGAGTTCAGGCTCATGTTGCGGTCTTTGAACTCGCGCGCAATCATCCCCTCCAGCGCGCGGGCGCTGTCGTTGACATTGCGAAACTGCATGTTCTCTGGAAAACGCGCCGTGTTCGATGCGTCGGTCGTTGACAGGTCGTCAAGCTCGGCCATAGCGATATGTTCTCGCGCTCAAAGGGCTACGCATGCGACAAGCTGCCGTTGTGGTGATCACGATCACGATCCTGGCCGCACTGGGCCAGACCATGCTGAACGTCTACTGGACGATTCCCGTGGTGCTCATTGGCGCTGTATGGCTGGGGTATCGCCTCAGCTCGCCGTATGAGCGTCGAGAATTTAAGGTCTTTGTTCCGCGCCTATTGCGCCGGGCTGGGGTACGGCGCCGACCGCCGCGCCACGCCCGCCGGTCATGACGTTCTGCAACAATTCTTCACCGGCCGCGCGTTGACGCTGGCTGATGTCGCGGCGCTGAACGAACGATTGAAGCTCTCGGATGAAGTCGTCTCGCTGCGGGCCTTGAGCGGTCAGAATGCGAGCTGCGTCGAGCGCCTGCGCGCGGGAGCGCTCATCGAGATAGCCTGCGGTCATCTTGTTAAGCACCCATCGCGCCGCGCGCTTGGCGTCGCCCCACAGGCTATCGCCTCCCGCGCCTGCCACTTGCGGATCGGTGCGCCCGCCGTAGCGCTTCATATTTTGCTGCATGGCAGCGGTAACGGAGTTCCCAACCGCTGCCTGCCGCGTCTGCTCGTAAATGCCTTCAGCGTCGAGCCTCGTGACAAGTCGATCTGCGCCGGGCTGGCCTGCCACCTGAGCCAGCTTGTCGCGTGCATAATCGCTGCCAAGGCGCCTCATGACGGCGCTGTCACCGGTAGACCCTAGCGTGGATGACGCCTCGCCCATGATGTCGCGGATCTGGCCGCGAGCGCCGGCATTGAACCCGCCGCGCTGCACCGCGTTCATTCCCGCCAGATCAGCGCGCATCTGATCCGGGTGCGTTCCGCGCGAGAACGCTCCCTGTCCTTGCTCGAGCCCTTCGCGGAACTGCTGGCCCGTGCCTGCCGTTCGGCGTGCAGTCGCCCACGGTCCCAGCGCGGGGCTTTGCGGTGACAAGATCGTATCAACCTCGCGCCTCAGATCGCGTGTCAGGTTTGTATATGTCCGCGCCTCGGCCATGTTGCCGGCACGGCGCAAGTTTTCAACCTGATCGTCGAGACCGCGCTTGATGTATTCGATGAGACGGGGCAACGCTTCCGGTCGTGCGATGTCGACGCGATCGGCCGCCGCAAGCCGCTGCGCCGCGCGCACGACGTTTTCAGGAACCGCCTGCAGGATGTTGACCAGCTCCTGCGTTGGCGGCATCGGCGTATTGTAGAACTGATCATAGAGGGGCCGCGCTCGCGCGTTGGCATCCTGCACCACCTGCCGCTCGAGCTGCACAAGGTTCTGCGGCGGCCCGAGCACAGCGTCGACATCTGCCTGAATGCGGGCCGGTGCGCCGCCGCGTCGCCCATGGCCGATTGTGGCGCCGAGCGCGTCGATAGCGACCGTCTTGCCTTCCCCCGGCATGCGCGCGATAGCGCCGACGTGACCTTGCAGATTTGGGCCAAGATCGGCAATCATCGCCTCCGGCTCAACCGGCCTTGCTCCTACTTGGCCGTCTGCAACCAAATCGTCCGCCACGTTGGCCACCGCGCGGCGGTCCATCGGGGCTAAAGCGCCCTGTGGTTGCGGCGAGCGCCTAAGCAAGCGCGACACGCCCGTTGCAATCGGTGGAGCCGCTGCACCGAGGCCGGCACCCATCGACGCACCAAGCGCGGCGCCGCGCAGCCGCTCCATGTCAGTCGTACCCTCGCCATGGCCGTAGCCAGCGCCGTAGGCCGTACCCGTTACGCTTGCATTCACCATGCGAGGAAGCATCGTTGCACCGCGCATGACGTTTATCATCGGCGTGACGGGCGCCGATGCCAGGCCGCCCGCGAGTTTCTGAACCCCGCCCATGGTGACATCGCCAATAACCGGGAGCGCGCCGATCTTGGTGCTGTCCTTGTCAATCGCCGCGTCGGTCGCGCGCTGGTAGGCGATTGCCTCGTCGTAGTCCGACCCGCCGAGCCCGAGCCGCTTCATGAGGGCTTGCGTGCCGGCGTTGGCCTCATCGAGCCATGAGCCTACAGGCGTTCCGCGTGCGAGGTTGCGCCCCACGTCGCGAATGCCTTGCATCATGCCGCCGCCCTTGCGCTCGTTGGCAACGTAGGTTTTGGCCCACTCGTTGAATGCGTCCTTGCGCTGCTCTTGGGGCAGCGCCGCGATAGCCGCGCGCACGTCTGCGACGGGCGCATTGAAGTCTAGGCCAGGGAAACGCGGCTGAGGTGCAGCGGCCGGCGTCGCTGGCGCTGCTCGCGATGCAACCGGCCGCGCCTCAATGCCCATCGTGGCAAAGTGCTCACGAAGGCGCGTGCTGATCTGCTCAGGCGTCATGCCTTCCGGCATGGTCACCTCGTAGCGGCTGCCGTCCGGCCCCTCGACCTCGTAGCGTGCCATTAGTCGAGCTTCCTGATCTTGATGCCGCCGCCAAGGTCAATCGGCTGCGACTGGCCGCGCACAGTATAGGACGGCTCCGCTGCGCTTGCCTTCTTGCGCGCAACTTCAACAAGAGCCTCGATTTCCTTTTTGACGTCGTCAACCGCGGCTTTGTAGCGCTCAGTCCCGACAGGCAGCGCATGCATTCTCGATATCGCTTCTGTTGCCTTTGCGCCTTCCGTTTCTGTAATTGCGCCGGCACCTCTTAGGCCGTCGAATGCAGTTAGGAACGCCTTACCCTGTACTTGGTCAATACGCGCCTTTGAATCGACCGCGTCCTGAGACACATTCGGCATCCGGCCCCAGAACGGATGTGTCATCGTCGGCAAATAACTGTCCGTTTTGATCGAATTCAGGGCGTCAATCATGATTTTTGCATTCGACTCGACACCGGGCAGGCTTGCCTTAGCCTTACCCGCCGCCTCGCCGCGTTCCTTCGCATCGGCACGGCGGAATGCCAGCACCTCAGCCGGAACCGGCGTCACGCCCGGCGGGAGCTGCGATTGCACTAGCTTGCCGTCGCGGCTGGCCTGCATTGGAACGTAGTTGCCACTGGCGTCAGTGCCCCACGTGACCTGCTGCGCCGTCTGGCCGTTCATCTCGCGCTTTTGCTTCATCCAATCGGCAAACCCGCCCGCGTACCCGTCGCGCTTTGCGAACTGAAATTCGCGGATGTCGTCACTCGACGCCGGCTCATTCGCCTTGGTGATCTGCGCTTGCATGAGCTGTTTCTGCAGCGGGAACAACTCATCGTCGCGGCGGCTCTTGCGCTGCGACTGCGCGAAGTTGTTTGCCGCTTGGCTGCCAGTCATCAGCCCTTGGCCGATATTCTGCGACCCGAGCACACCCGCGCCCATCTGGAACAGCGGCGACATGACCCACTGATTGAGATCAAAACCTTGCGGCTGTGCGTCGTTCAGCGGCATTGGGGCGGCTCCGGGTGCGGTGATTGCCTGCGGCGACTGTTGCGACGGTGAGGCGCCGAGAGGTGCCGGCGCGCGGCCCGCCTCATAGGCTGCCATGGCCTGCATCAGTCCGGGCCGCTGCTCTGGTGTAAGGGGTGCGTTTGGGTCAACGCCGAGCCTCTTGGCGACGCTGGCCGCATATTGCGAAGTCGAGTTGTTATCGACCTGCGGCGGTGCCCATCGATTGACGATGCCGCCAACCGTATTGAGCCCGTGCTTGTTCTGGTAAGTGTCAAGTATGCGCGACATGACTTGATAGCCCTGATCAGGGCTACCGAACTGCGCGTATCGGCCATTTGGGCCAAGTGTCGCGCCATATGCCGACATCCACGGCTTGAACTCGACCGCGCCGGGATTGTTGTAGCGTAGGGTGAGCGGAGTCGTCAGTGCCACGTTAGAATGGCCTCATCGGTCCCATGACGCCGGGGATCGTCGGAATACCGCCCGCTTGCATCGCCGTTAGCATGCCAGGGCTGAGCCCCGAACCGCCGAAACCTAGTGCGCTTCCGATGCCGCTCATGGCACCCGGGAACATCCCGCCTGTCCCGAACATCGACGCGCCCATAAGGCCAAGTCCGAGCGCCGTTTGTGCGGGGCTCTGTTGCTGCTGGGTCGTCGCCGTGCTCGTGCCGCTCGACTGCTGCCCGAGCTGCGACACCGGCAGCGTGTAGCCCTGAAATTCGCTTAGCGCGCGAGCGTCGCGGTTCTGGTCGTAGTCGTAGCGCATCATCTGATCAGTGATGCCCTTTTGATCCTGCGCTTCCCGCATCTGGCCGACGCCGAGAATACGCTCCATGTCCGCATAGTCCTGCTGCGCCAAGCCTGGAGCCATGCCGGCCGCCGTCATTTGGTTGCCGCGCTCCTGAGCATAGTTTTGATACGCGATCGGCGCGATTGCATCACCAATACCACGCGATGCAGCCTCAACCACTTCACTATTCCCGGTCCCGCGTCCAGCTCGTGCCCACTGCGCTGTGATCGATGGCAACACGTTTTGCGTGATTCGATCCGCCATCGATGTGAAGTAGGGATTACCTTCGGTTAAATATGTGCCCTGCAATGTGCTGTTGATCATGCCTTGCGCGCCGCGCGTCAGGTCTGAGCCCGCCTGCGCCCGGTTGGTCATGGCCGTCAGGCCCTGCTGCGTTTCCGGAGAAAAATTAGCGTAGGTCTGGCCGGGGAAAAACGACTGATTGCGCCGCTGGTCGTAAACTTCATTTGCAGCAGCCAGCCCACGATTGAGCGACGGCACCGCAGGTGCCCACGGGTCCACCTTCTTGTTCTCGACCGTGGTCTGTGTGGTTTTCGATGCGCCCATTATTCCAGTTCCTTAACCACAGTCACTTGCACTGCACGCCAGCCTTGACGCTTCAGCAACCGTTCCCAGCCGGCCCGCCCGTTGCCTTCGATCCGCGTGCAGCCATTCTGACGCGCCCATTCCTCGATCACACTCAGCAAATGCAGCCACTCTCGAATGTGCTCCCCGGCGACGTATGGCAGCGCGCATGTCGTACCGTAGACCTCAGACACCACCGCGCCGACTGTCCGGCCATCTATGCGCACGCCCCACAGCTGCATGTCTCGCGCGTCAAGCTTGGCCTTGATCGCGTCAAGATCCACCGGCATATGTGCCTCGCTGCGCGCCCGATCGACCCACTTACTCAGCGCCGGCCACACCGCATTGAGCTTGTCGGCCGGAACTGGCACCAACTTAGCGGATGACAACAGCGTCAAATGTTTCGGTCCCGGCCGCCGTGCCGTGTGTAAGAGTGAACCCGGTGCCTGCTGTGCGTGCAGATACATAGGGGCTTAATCCGGCCGCTGCCGCGTTGGTTGGAGTAAGGGCCACGCGGTGATTCGCGCTCATGCCAGCCCATGCCACGCTAGTTGACGTGCCAGCCGTCAGCGTGATCGAAGTTGCGTGATAATCCTTGTACTTTTCAAGCGCCAGAAGCTGCGCCAGCCGGCGGCACCACTCGTACAACTGCGGATTGCCCGGGCCGGTCGGGTTGCCCCATACGTTGCTGCTCATCGGCGCGGCATTTGACCGTAAAATCCGCCGGGCTGGCCTTCGGCGTCTCCCTGATATCGAGGCGGCATCTCACCATAAAAACCGCCCGGCTGACCTTCGGCATCCATCAGCATGTTTTTCTGGTGCCTAATTTCGGGGAGGTTTTTGTTTGCAGCGTACATGCCCATTCCTGCGCCAATACCATGCCCAGCTAAAGCGCCGGGCAAATATCCGCGCCCTAACATAGCAGTTGCTGCGCCAGTAAATGGCGCAACCAATCCTCCTGGAAGAACGCCCCCAATTAGCCCGCCCGTCACCAAATCCAACGGGCTGACAGTCTCCTGCACCGCCTGCCGCCTAAGCATCGCCTCTTGCTCTGGCGTTAGAGGTGCAAACTGGTTTGCCGGCCGTGCGTCGCTCAATCCGCCCATTATCTGCCCCCTGTTAGCACTGCTGTATGATGCACGCCTTCAGCCCTGGTCCAGATCGAGCCCGCCGTGATCTGCATTCGAGCACGAACAAACCGCGCGTCTATGCGCTGCGGACAATAGCCCACGCGGTTCATGGCCGTGGGCTGAGTGTAGGCGATGGCCGCACCCGGCAAAGCACGCCGGTATCCAACCGACATCGACACGGCCGAGCTGGAAAAGTCGCCGACCGGCCATAGCTCAGTCACAAGCGCCCGCTGCCCTGCCGCCGGCTCGAACTCGCCTGTTTCGATGGTGGCTTGCCGGGTTGCCCCGCTGAACGTGCCGATGTGATGCGTTAGCAGTTCGACGCCGGTAAGTAACCGCCGCTTTTCGTCAAACACGTTGCTGTCGATGCTGATCGGATCAAGATTGCTGCTGTCGAGATCGTCTGACGTTTCATAGGTGTGGAAGTTGTCCACCGTCAGAGCCTCAACCGGCATATCCGTCAGCCACTCGAGGTCAACCTCATCATGCGTCCAGCGGCCATCCGTCAGCGAATAGATCAGCAGTTCGGAAATGTTCGTTGCCGATCCAGCCGGGATGCCGAACACAACAAACTTGTTGATAGTGTCGACGCCAACACAAACCTTGTGGCGGTAACCGTAATTGAGCCGCCGCTGAAAATAGGCGTCCACCTTGCCTGAGCCGATCGGCGTTGAAGCGTTACCATCGAACACATAAAACCCATCGTCGGCCGCGAAGAAAATCGAGCCGCCAAACCGGGCTGCTGCGTTGGGACCGATAGCACCGCGCTTGGTCTCGACTGCATCTTGCCCAAAATCCCAGATCACTGGAGGGCCTGCGTAGATCGCGCGACGAATGGCGCGCTCCTGGAAAATCGCCGCGTACTGCCCGCCGACGATCGTTTGAATCTTGCCCTGCGACTGGTCAAGCTGTTGATTGCCCGCCTGTGTCGTAGCCGATGGCGTCCAGCTCGTGATGTTGTTGAACGCACTCCAGTGAACCGTAAAATCCTTACCGAGCATCAGGAAGTCGTTGATACGAGCAACGGAGGTCGCGCCGCTCGGCGGTGACCCAGCCAAGTTGGCGAAATCAGTAGACACTCCCATCTGATAAACCTGCGGCGCCTCGCCGGCAGCGACCGCCACGACATAGTCGCCAAACTGCTCAAATCCCCACCATTCATCGCTACCGACCGTGTACCCGCCCGACTTGCTGACATCCGTAGCGGCACGAGACACGAGCGTATAGAGCTTTGCCCCATCACCCGCGAAGATCTGGCCGTTGCCGCCGCTATCATAGACGCCCTTAATCCCAAGGCAGACTGCATCCGTACCAGCGGAGCTGCCGTTGTAGTCGGAAAACGCCTTGAACGGCGCATAAGAGCCGGCAATCGACACGACGCCTTTCGCCTCGAGCGCTCCATTCTTGCGGTCGGGAACGTCGGGCGTCCACTCTTGAAATTGGATGGTGCTGGGCATCAATATGCCTGCTCGTTTTCGTCTGACATCAGCGCGCCGACGCCAAGGCCAAGCCCTAGCGGGAGCGTAAGCGTCTTATTGTTGAACACCAAAGCCGCCTCAGCGGCCGTTGGCAATCTGCCGTGTGCAGCAATAAATTTATCTAACACATCATTTGTTGCCGCTACACGCGCGGGCGTTACTGGCGCTTTAATACCTTGATCAAGCAGGCTTTGTTTTATTGCGCTCGCGCCCTCCCGAGGCGGTAGTCCTTGCCCTCGCAGGGCTCTGTCTGCTATGATTGCATTCTGGACCGCGCTTCGCGCTTGATTTGGGATTGCTGGATATGCACCGAATGCAGCAGGTAAAGACTGCGACTGTTCTGGCGGCGTTACGTCGAGTCGACGATCGACCGATGTCCGCTCTGGAACGTTTGTATTGGTGGGTGCGCGGGAAGCTCTCCTGAATGGTCTAGTCGAAATGCCGACAATTTCAGAGCCAGCCAGCCCGCCTAGAAGCCCTTCGGCAACGCCAAAGCCTGTCCGCTCCAGCATCTTCGTTGTATCGTAGAACTCACCGGACGCGGCTTTTCTAGCCGGGTTCTCTCTTTCCAAACCCTGAGCGTAGTTCATCCACTCTTGCCGCCTAGGATGATCAGGCGGCAACTCTCTGGCATATGCGGAAAACGCCTCCTTCTCCGGGTTCATGGCTGGCGCAAACATCAATTCATGTCCGAGCGGATAATTGGCAGCGACACCGCCCGTTAACCCTCCAACGCCAATTGGCGCCGCGTACCTTGACACGTTCCCCGCGTGGCCTGCGGCCATCAGGCCGGCTCGCGTAAGTCCTCCCATACCTGCAGCAATGACGCCGGGTGCGATCACGCCGAGCTTGTCATAGACCTGACCCACCGAGGTCTCGGAAAATTTCTTCGGCTTGTCTGCAAGGATCGTGTCTCTGGCCGTTTCAGCACGCCGAACCGCCGCGTCATACTCTGATTGCCGCGATACGTTGCGAGCACCGGCGAAGTCGTCCGACAGCTTGCGAAGCTGCTCGACGCGACGCTCGACGGCTTGGCGATCGGCACGACCGCTATAGTTTGCCGACACTAGCCGCTGTTGCAGCGCGTTATATTCTTGGTTTTGCTCGTCGGACAATCCCGGAAGCGTGACCTTGGCTGCTTGAGCTGGAGCGCCTTTTTTAGATTGAGCGTTGGCGTCGCTCATCAATGCGTCGGATGCTGCGGCAGTTCCCAACCCGCCAAGGGCTATCTTGCCGGCAGCGATCGGCCTAAACCCTGCCATCGCCGTCTGAACGCCTGCGTCTGTAAAATTGGCAATTGACGGGTTCAGGTACGCCTCGCCGACCGACTGCACGGCTCGAACGGGCTGACCTAAGAACAACTCGCCGAGCATTTGCTCTAGCGCGGCGTTGTTCTGCTCGCTGATGGCACCTCGAGCCGCTATTGCCGCACGGTCATCTGCTGATAGCGTTGGGTCTCGCCCTGCCATCGCTCGCCGCGACATTGCAAGACGTTCTCTGTTGGTTGCATCGGATAATGGCATCAGAGCACCCATGGGGCGATGCGCCCGGTTACGACCTTCGCCGCCATGCGCCGCTGCAGGGGCTCGAGGGCTTCACGGAGCGCGTCCTTGGCAAGCGCAACGCCGTCCATATCGCGCACGATGTCGCGATACAGGATCACCTTAGCCTGATTGCGAATCAGAGCTTCTCCCGTCGTCATCCATGCGTTGGACGCCGCGTCGCTCGACAGCGTGCCGAGCCGTGCAAGGCCCGACAGCGTGCATTGATAGGCTGCATCGGGGATGGGGTGCAGCCTCATCTGATCCCCGAATATCGCGTAGGCGCTCGGCTGGCCGGTATAGAGCGAGCTGGGGCTCTGCTCCCGGTCAACGGCTTGCTGCGTCATCTCCCACAGCTGATAGGGCTGGTCGTTATAGGTCAGCGTAAAGCTGTCGATCTCGACCAGCGTCTCGTCAGTGTCGAGCGCGCTGCCGTCCGTGTTTGTCATTGACGAAAACGGGTAGTACTCGCCACCGTCGGAGGTGTAGAGCGTATACCGTTTTTCGTTGAAGTGAAAACGCGTCGGAGTCCAGATCGCAATTGCCGTGGTAATGGCGTTTGCGATCTGGCTCGAGAGGTCATCGCGGACGATTTCGTCCGCGATGCGCGTTTTCATGGTGCCCAGAGTGGACATCAGGCGTAGGCATCCGGATCGAGGATGAACTCGACCCAGGCGCGGCCGACGCCGGCCGAGGCCGCCGTTCCGGTCAGGTCAACAACGCAGACAATCTGCGTATCAGACGTGAACGGGCCGGCGTCGTTGGTCGTCGCCATTTCATCGGCAGAAATCACGCCGATGGTGCCGAGCGCCAGATCGGTAGCAAACCCATCCGGGTCAGCCGCCGTGCCGATGTCGAGCACGTTGGTCGATCCGGCGTTAAACGCGGTCGATACCACCACCCCGCCGCGAATGACCGTGGCGCCTACAGGTGCCCAGCCAAGTTCGAGCGTCGAGCCATCGTCGGCGAAAGTGAAGTCTCTCGACAGCACGTGCGCCACAGGAAGGCGAAGATTAGTTCCACCAGTAGACATGTTTTCGCCCTCCTTAGTGCGCCGCAGCGTAGCTGGTCATCGTGATCGTTCCGAAGTCGACGCTGTTGAACACCGACTTCTTCAGACCGCCAATGCAGCCGGCCTTGACGCCGAGTTGATTGCCGTAGTCGAAAAGCTCCTCGTACCAGTCGAACTCCTTAAACGAGTGCCCCTGGCCGAACCCCATCACAGCACTCTGAGCGCCGCACAGAACAGCGCGCCGCGTGCTCGTCTGGGCTGCGCCCGTGCTGGAATGCACGCCATTCGTCACCCGCGTGGACTCGTGAAGAATGACGTTGTTGTACATCCCGAGCGCCCCGGTGAAGATCGGGTTTTCGGCCAGCTTGCCGCCGCTCATGGCCGCCTTCTGGATGTCGAGCCACTGACCGGTGCTGGTCGACGTGCGCAGATCATAGACCTGATACGGGTGCAGAAAGCAGACATAGTGCTTGCCGCCCATGATGTTGATCGGACGGATCAGCGGCGTTGCGGTCTTCGCCGCTTCCACCGCCTTATCGAGCATCGCAAGCGTCATCACCTTGGTGCTGTCCGCCTGCACGGTCTCGTCAGCCGATCCCGTCGCGAACACCTTGCGATTGGCGCTCGGAGCCGTCACCGTGTTGTTGCCGGTGTAACGGCTATCGGTCTGGACTGTGTAGCCGCAAACCTGATTGAAAAACCAAGTGTCCATACGATCCGACCACCAGTCCCGAAGGCCCGACATGGCCTCTTCGCGCACCGAGAACGGGATGCGCTGCTCGCTCATCTTGCCAGAGCTGCGAACAGCGTGGCGAAGCTGATTGATCAAGAAGTCGTCGGTGTAGGTGGTCAACGCCTCCTCATTGCCCTCAAGCGTTCCGTCACCCTGAACGCCCGCGCCGTCAAGCTGCATGCGCAGCGTCACGCGGACACGATCGCCGGGGCCCTTCTTGGTGTCGTTCCTGATCTGGATGACGCTGTCGTCGCTCTCACCAACGAACTTCTGGATATAGGTCGCTTTCAGCGCTTCACGAGCAAGCCGGCGCGACCACAGCTTGACCGCCTCGTTGGCGTTCACGCCGTAGTTTGTGACTGCCATGGTATGGCGTCCTTTCTAGTATGGCTGTTAAGATAGTGCGCGGGTGCTCTGCTCTTGACGCCGGCAGGCTGGCGAGGCGGATTGCGGCTCCGTTCGGCCGAGGTACGCACGCTACGGGTACGGGATGGCAGGTTGCGGCCCTGCTTAGCCGAGTAGTCCCATTTTCTGCATCCGGCGGAATTCCTTATCGGCCCTATCCGGGTCTTCGAGGTACAGCTCCGCCAAATCTTCCGGCGTCATCGCGTTGTTAGACTGCGACCCGCCTCCCGAAAGCGACTTGGCTGCCGCTTGGCCTGCCTTCGCCGCTTGAATTGGTGTAGATTGTGCCGTGGCCTTCTTAAGCGATGGCACAGCCGGCTTGCTCTGATATCCGCGTTGGACGGCGAGATTGTAGTACAGCTGCGCCGGACTGAGACCCATCTGCAGCGCTTGACGCGCGACGTTGATCCGATCGCTGTTGAGCATGGCCAGCCGCATGTCCGCCGCGCTTCTGAACCCGTTCTGCGCCGCGTAGGCTGAGCCGCGCTCGTCATCCGGCACCATCGCCTGCAATTCGCGCACCCTCGACTCCTCGAGGAATGTCACGGCGGGATCATAGTCCGGGTTGGCCTGCCGCATTTCCGTTTCGGAGCGCTCGACCGCGCCCCAAAACTGCTGCTCCACTTGAGCATGCTGCACCTGCTGCACAGACTGCTGTGCGCCCGTACGAAGCTGTGCATTCTCCTGGCGAAGCTGCTCGATCTGGTGGTTGAAATACCCAATCGGGTCTTCCTCGATCGTCGGCACCTTGATTTCAGGTTGAGCCGCTTGCTGCCGCGCCGTGGCCACGGCGCGAAGCACCGTTTCCATTTGCTGAATGCGCTCGGCCAGATGCTTCCGCGTGCCGCGCTCCTCGCCGAGCGCGCCCTGCAGCTGCCTATAGCGTTTGTCCAGCTCCTCGTAAGGAACAGGCGCCTTGTCGTCCTTTGCCGGTTCTTCCTTAATTGGCGCGTCGGGATCTGCCGACGCCTCCTCGACCTGCTCCTCGCCTTCCTCCGGCGCCACGTCCTTTTCAAGCTCAGCCCACGCGGCTGCCTCGGTCTGGTCCATTGGCTCTACTACAGTTTCAGTGCGATCGCTCATCTACCACCTGGGAATAATTGAGGTTCGAGTGTCTGCTGATAGGCTTGCTTCGTGGCCTGCACCGCGCGGGCCTGATTAAGCACGGCCTGGCTCTCATCCTTGGCCGCTGCTGCCGCTTCCTTCCGCATCGCCAACTGTTGGCCCGCCATCTGCATCTGCTGCTGTTCCGGGTCAGGCTGTGCGGCTTGCGCCAGCGCTTGGCCGATCTTGCCCGATACGCTCGACGGCAGCGGCGAATAACGCAGGAACTCTTGCCAGACTTCCATAGGAACAGGCTGCTTTTGCAAGATCGGGAGCATTTGCGTGAGCATGCCCCACACGGCTTCCTTCTGATTGGCCGACATCGGCGCTTCGTCAACGATCACGTCATAGCTGGCCGTGTCGCGCTGGCGGACCAATGGCACGTACTGCTCGCCGCCGTTCTGGCCGCTGATGCGCACAAGCCGGCCGTCGCTGATATACTCCTGTATATAGTGGAGCATCACGCGGCCCTGCATCTTGCGATAGCGGCGCAGGCTGTCAAAGAACACGGCGAGGATGGCGTATCCGGCCTGTTTGCGCTGCGCCTCGAGCACGCCGGCCTGCTCTTTCTGCACGAGACCCAGAAGCTCAAGGTTGATGCCCGTCACCTGGGGCATAGAGTTAACCGCAAACTCAAGCAGCCGATCGAGTCCTTGCGGGTAATTCTTGGCCTCGCGCTCCTGCACCCGAGCGAGGCCGCCGTGCTTAAGCTCAATGGCGCCGTCCGGCTTGGCCCATTCCTCCAGCGCCTTGCGCGGGTTTTCGAATGCTTCCTTTTCGTACAGCAGGCCGCCCTTTGCCGACGTGTTGAGGATGTGCAGAATTTGGGACAACCACTTGTTGGCCCACATCTGCGGGTCCATCATGGCGCGTACTATTCCGTACCACGTGCTTGAATTTCGATCGCGCTTGCCCGTGATGCAGTTCAACGTGAACCGATCACACGACACTCGCGACTTCGGCTCCAGCAGCGCATCGCCGCAGACAAACGCCTGATAATACCGGCGCGTCTTGACCTTGACGGCCTGTGGCGGCTGCATCCCAACCTGAATGTACTGCATCACGATCTGGCGGAACTCGTCCGCGTCCATCGTCGCAGATTGGCCCGTCGCATCGTCCTGTATGCGATAGGCGTCCTCAAGCTCATACCACTGGAAATGCTTGATGTAGACCTTGCCCTTGTGCCTATCCTCGCCGGTCGTTTCTTTGTCGCCGGTTTCGTAGTCGTCACCGGGTCCGGTCGATCCGCTCGCCGTCGACAACTCGCCGTCGTCGCTACTTTGAGTGATCTTCTCGCGCCATTCCTTTGGCAGCTCGCTCTTGTCGCGGTAGCGCGCACGGTAGCAATAGCGCATGTCAGCCAGATTGCGCTTACGGGCGGACGGATCACCCCACATCTCGAACGGATCGACGCGATCAATGCGGATCGTGCCTTCCGCGTCGATCTCGTAATCCATGCGGGTCTCGGTCCAGCCCATACCGCACGTGATCACGTCGGAAAATGCGTCACTCTCCTCGTCCTCAGCGTCGCACAGATCGCGCGCCCAATCTGCGGCCGAGCTAATCAGCTCGTTGACCTGTACGTCTCCGACCTCGCGCGGCACATAGCGGACCTCTTGCCGGTTGAGGATTTCCGCGCCGAGAACGGCATCGACCATAGGGCCGGTGCGGTTAAACACGATCGGCGTGCGCATCTGCTCTAGCAGTACCGCCTTATCATCGCTGTTCCACTGATGCCCAGCGACGAAGTCATAACAGCGCCGCGCCTCTTGGCGCCATTGAGACCAGTGTTGGCGCGCCTGCTTTTCCCACGCGCCGAGCTTGCGCATAAGCGCCTCGTCGTCGGCTTCCGGGGTGTCGGCCTCGTCGTTTCCCTCGTCGTCGTAATCGTCGGTCATGCCGCCCATGCGGAGCCTCCGGCACGTCGGCGGGTGTAGCGCGAACGCGGCTGCTCAATTGGATGCTTCGTGCCGGCATAGCGCAGCATCAT